TCCTATTTCATTCACTCTTTAAGAAAGGCCGCTGCAAACGAGGTAGCACACTCCGTTTTCCAACAGATCAAAAGAGATAAAGAGGCTAAGGAGAGTGAAAAGGAAGTCCAAGGAGTTTCTTGAACTACAGGCTCAGTGGTATGAGCAGTTAGCGCAGTCGGGTTTTGAGGACTGCGAAACTTTGAAAAAGGGCGAATGGTACCTTAAAAAAACCAGTGCTCAACTTAAGTACAAAGTCTCGCACATGCAAGTAGAGGCTAAAGTTGAGTTTTACAACGTCATTCAATCAAAGATGAATGAACAACCCATTCGAGACCCCATTGATTTAGAGATACTGACTCTCTATTCTCAAGGGGTCTCACAGAAAAAGATTAGGGAGATGCTCAGTGTTAAACTTCACCGCTCCACGATTTACGAAAGGCTTACTCGTTGGTTGAGACGCTGGAAACTCAAACGATAGTATCACGCGGCTGGTCGATCCTCACACTCGCTGGAAACGATGAAGGACTTAGGCCATACCACGGCTTTATCTATCAGACTTGGCTTAGGTCGCTTAAGTACGGTAACGGGTGGTTCGATGATATCGACACTGACACGTATTATCAAGTGTACGATGAGGTCATTAAGCGCATCATGAACCGGCCTAACACCCAGTTCAAGCTTGCGGTTTTGCCTGATGATTTTGATATTCTGTTAGGCTGGGCTTGTTTTGAAGGGGACGCCCTTCATTATGTGTTCGTGAAGCAAGAGATTGGAGCACGCAATCAAGGGATTGCGACTAGCCTAGTACCACGGAATGTAACTACCGTAACGCATCTGACAAAGGTTGGCCGTCGAATTTGGAAAAAGCATAAGAATATAATTTTTAACCCGTTTAGGTAAACTATGAGAAAAATTAAAATATCGTTCGCTGAACTTCATAACCCTCTTTTCATGCAAGGCACCAATCTTGGAACTAAAATCATCGCAGCCCAAAAGAATGCAGTCTTAACTTATGATTTCGATGATCAACTGCTGATGATCGAATTTAAAGGTAAAATCTCATTAGTGCCAAGCACGAATGTTGCCTCGATGGATGCACTCAACGCCAGTGAGCTGATGGAAAAAGAAGAAGTGACCGGCCATCCTGCTGTAGCTCGCTCCAAGCGAGAAAAGCCGATGGACGCTCAGGTTCAGGCAGCCCGTGAAGCCAGTGCCAACGCTTACAAGCCAAGCGATGACGTGCATGTGGTGTCTCAGAGTGACGCCTTGATCCAACAAAACAAACAGATTATGGGGGGTGCTAAAGGCGCGACCGTAACCGGCAAGCCTAAGGCAATAAGCCATGCGCAAATTTCAACTGATCAAGATCTTGGATTATAACGATTTTAGAAAGCCCGTCAGTCGATCATATGAGATCGACGGCAATGAGCTTGACTCAATCCTGGATCAAGTGCCTGAAGTGGGCACCAAGGGCTATAATGTGAAGGCTCAACTTTTGAACAACGGCAAAGCTACGTTTAGGGGGGAAAGCAACGTTACCGTGAGATTAATTCTGAAGGAATTAAATAAATTACACTAATACTTGACCAATCTAAGGTAGATAATTATGGGTGCAGCGAAAGGTAGACCAAAACCACCAGGTAGTGGCAGACAAAAAGGAGCGCATAACAAGAAAACTGAACAACTGTTAGAACAGTTGGAACAGTTAGGTGTTGATTTACCTAAAGAGGCGGTCGCAGCTTTACGGGAAATCGATGATCCCAAGGACCGGTTTGACTGCATTGAAAAATTGATGCGCTATGTTTACCCTCAGAAAAAGTCTGTGGATCACGTGATGACTGACTCCGATGGCCAAGGCTTCAAGATCCTGGTGGAAGACTATTCGAAATGACGCTGCTTCATTTAGACGATTGCCTAGAGCTTTTAAAAACAATGCCGCATGATTTAGTTGATTCTTTAATCACAGACCCGCCAGCGGGAATTTCTTTTATGGGCAACTCCTGGGACTCCGACAAGGGCGGACGTGAGCACTGGATCAAATGGATGAGTGAAATCATGCGCGAATGCTTGCGTGTTATGAAGCCAGGAGCGCATGGATTAGTTTGGGCATTGCCCCGCACATCTCATTGGACTGCTACCGCGCTTGAGGATGCAGGTTTTGAAGTTCGGGATGTGATTACGCACTTATTTGGGAGCGGATTCCCTAAGTCTTTAGATATCTCAAAGGCGATTGATAAGGCGGCAAGGGTTGAAAGGACTGAGTACATCGTTGATAAAAACTTTTTGAAAAAAAATCCAGGCAAAAAAAAAGACGGAATTGATAGAAAAAAAGAATATTCTGGAAGTGAATTTAAAGAAGGAATTGAAGCGGCAAAAAGATTCAATCCCGCTACCGACGCCGCTAAGCAATGGGCTGGCTGGGGTACTGCTTTAAAACCCGCCAGCGAGCATTGGATTTTAGTACGCAAGCCCTGTAGCGAGAAGACCGTCGCGGCTAATGTGCTTGAGCATTGGTGCGGTGGGATTAATATTGATGGGTGTAGGATTGCCACTGGCGAAAAAGTAGTTTGGAAAACACCCGAAGGCCCGGCGCGTGAATCATCCGTCATGATGTATGACAAGCCCGGTGCAGGTTCAGACTCAATGTTTAAAAACAAAGGTGGGAGAGAGGGCACGACACTAGGCCGATTTCCCGCTAACCTAGTCCTATCCCACTCGCACTATTGCACCGATGAGCAATGCGATATTGAATGCGCTATTTTGCAATTGGATGCACAAGCCGAGCAAAACTCATCCCGCTTTTTTTACTGCGCTAAAGTAAGTCCGAGCGAGCGGGGCGAAGGTAACAACCATCCGACCGTCAAAGCTCAAAAGCTCATGCGCTACTTATGTCGTTTGATCACACCGCCCCAAGGCGTAGTGCTTGACCCTTTCATGGGCTCTGGCTCGACAGGACTTGCAGCGAAATCAGAAGGTTTTGATTTTATTGGAATAGAAAAAGATCCTGAATACTTTAAAATAGCCGAGGCTCGGATTGGTTGAACTGCGCATCGCATTACAGCCTAAACAAAAGCTATTCGCCAAGGCGATAGAAGACACTCCAGTTACTTTTTACGGAGGGGCACGAGGAGGTGGGAAGAGTAAAGGATTGCAGCTGATTATGCTGCTACGGCGTTTTAAATACGCCGGAAGTAACGGAGCGATCTTTAGAAGGACGTACCCCGAATTAGAAGCTAATCATATTCGGCCTCTTTTCCAAGCTTATCCAGAACTGAAGGAATATTATAATGAGAGCAAAAAGCTTCTTACGCTCCCAAATGGATCGGTTCTACAATTCTGTCATTGCGCGAATGAATCGGATGTATGGTCGTACCAAGGACGAGAGTTTCACGATCTTGCCATTGATGAGGCTGGTCAGTGGACGGAGCAAATGTTTAGAACTCTTTTGGGATCTAACCGAACATCCAACCCTAATATTAAAGCCCGGGCAATCCTTACCGGGAACCCTGGTGGTATCGGTCATGGATGGCTCAAGCGTCTCTTCGTGGACCGCAGGTTCAACGAGCGAGAACGACCTGAAGATTATACTTTCATACAAGCCTTAGTTGACGATAACCCGGCTCTGATGGAAAACGACCCGAACTACGTGCATCGGCTCGAATCAGAGCCTAACGAAGCAATCAGAAAGGCATTTCGATACGGTGATTGGGACATCTTTGCAGGCCAGTTTTTCCGCGAAATTAACCGCGAAAAGCATTTCATTCAACCTTTTCAAATCCCCAAGCATTGGAATAGGTTCGGAGCATACGACTACGGCTATAACCACCCAGCAGCATTCGGATGGTTCGCCGTCGATGAAGACGGATGCGTTTACCTTTACCGAGAACTTATTCAAGCCCAAATGCGAGTCGATCAGTTCGCCAAGCAGATTAATAGCTATGAGGACACGCCGCTTCTTTATCCAATTGTGGCAGGGCGAGACTGTTGGACTCAAAAAAGCACGCTAAGAGACGACGCGCAGCCACCGACGGTGGCCGAACAATTCCAAACGCATGGCATTCACCTAAAGCCTGCTGTAATTGATCGAATTCAGGGCGCTGCTCAACTGAGGTCTTATCTCGCTTGGCAACAACGGCCCAATGAGTCACCGCGCTTCCAAATCTTTAATACTTGCCCGATTAGCTATGACACGTTGTCTCGGATGATCCATGACCCTGACCGAGTTGAGGACGT